TCCTTAAAGCCGATGCTGTAGAACGGCGGCTGGCACAACTAAAAAGTCAATATAATATAGATAAAATATTTATTGAACAAAGTTTACAAGCATTTAGACCCGGATTATCTTCCGCTCAAGTTATATTAACGCTTGGAAAATTTAATGGAATAGTTAGTTGGATATGTTATAAGATATTTGGTTTTGAACCTGAATATATTGGCGCTTCGACCGCTAGAAAGGCTTTATCAATTAAGGTAGAGCGGGGCGAAAACGCAAAAGAAATCGTTTTAAAGCGCGTTATGGAGCTTGAAAGCGGATTTAAGGTCGAGTATACTGCTCATGGTAATCCAGTCGCAGGATCGTTTGATCGTGCAGACTCATATGTTATAGCCAAAGCAGGGTACTTATCTTGTCAGACAGCAAAAAAATAACGATTTTAAAAGAAATTCTTGGTGATTATTATAATTCAGGTAGCGAAATGCTGTTTCGCTGCATAAAATGTAATCATCATAAGAAAAAACTGTCTGTAAACTTATCAAAAGATAAGTTCAAATGCTGGATTTGTGATTGGTCAGGCAAATCAATCAGGAGATTGGTATTACGTTATGGCAATTATGTGCAACAAAAGACGTGGAATGAGCTTTCTGGAATCATCGAAATCACAGAATACGAGAAGATATTCCTCGCAGAGCAAAATATTGAAGAAAAAATTGAATCAATCAATCTTCCAGCGGAGTTTCAGACGCTTTGCAACAAAGATGTAGGGCTTTCCTCTCTTCCTGCCCGTAGATACTTGCGCGATAGAGGTATTTCTAAGCAAGACATGCTATATTGGAAGATGGGATACGCAGTTTCAGGAGAATATTCTGGTCGGGTTATTATTCCATCATTTAATTTAGATGGTAAGGTTGATTATTTTGTTGCCAGAACATATGAAAATGATTGGAAACGGTATATGAATCCGCCAACTCCAAAAGATATCATTTTTAATGAGCTTTATCTTGATTGGTCAAGCGATATTACTATTGTTGAGGGAGTATTTGACGCAGTTAAAGCTAGGAATGCCATTCCTATCCTTGGATCTACTTTGAGAGAAGGTTCAAGACTGTTTCGTGAGCTAATTCGTAATGATCCAGCAATATATATTGCTCTAGACCCCGATGCGGAACGTAAAGCAGAAAAACTAATCAATACTTTGCTAAGTTATGATGCCGAAGTGTATAAAATTGATATTCCAATTGGTAAAGATGTTGGCGATATGACTCATGAAGAATTTTTAGAACGTAAGAACGGAGCGAAACTAATTAAAGATAGAGATTATTTCTTAATTAATAAAATTATGAGTCTATAACATGTCTGATAATTCAAAATATGATAAAAATACATTAATGGAATTATTAAAAATGATGTTAGCCGTGCGCGACGATATAACATCAGAAGAAAAACAGAACATCATAGAAGCAATGCAAATATTATTAAATAAATCGGACAAAGACTATGAAGATAAACAGAGATTTTCTATCACAGATTATAAAAGAAGAAATTAAGAAAGTAATATACGAAGATCATAGTAATTCTGAACGAGATTTAATAAATCTTTTTGTTCAATACCGTAATTATATTTCAAAAAATCCAACAAAAAGCAAAAATGAGTTACCTGCTTTTGAAGCAAAAATAAAACAAATACTTTCTGGACATAAGCCAGAAGAAATTGTTCAAATGTTACAAGGAAAAATTGATCGTCAATTATTTTCATTTATCAAAGATATACTTTTACGTGATAAAAACATGAAAACACAAAGCGATAAACTTGATAATTATGAGATGTCTATAACTCCCGACGAACAAAACGTTTATCAAGTCTATAATAAACAAGACCCAGATCCCGGCTTTATGCGTGTTCCAAAAGATGATAAAGCTTACGATCAAGAAGATGTACGTAAAGATAGAAAGACTCTATCAAATTCATAGGAAAATAAATTAATGTCAGAACGTCCAGAGAGTGGCGGAAAGAGCGAAGGAAAAAGATGTGGTGGTGTGTGTAAGCACAGCAGTACATTCCATCAAGTAAAATGGTTTGATAAATATACAAGTATGTATTATTATGGATGTTGTTACGTAGATTGTAAATGCATGAATTATGTAGCTACCGATATTGAAAATACTGATATAAGATAGTTGACGTAAGTAAGAATAGAAGTTATAGTATGCCCGTTAATCACTTAACGGGCATTTTTCTATCATATAGAATGTCTCTATTGGAGATAAAATGAAAATATTGCATTTGGCTGACACGCATGTAAAAAACTTAAAGCATCACGATGAATATACTCAGATTTTTAATGAAATTTATCGTATTGCCCGTGAACAAAGGGTAGAATTAATTATTCATTGCGGCGATATTGCACATACAAAAACACAAATCAGCCCAGAGTTTGTTGATATGGCAAGTGAGTTCTTCAAGAATCTTGCTTCTATAGCTCCCACCCACGTAATTCTTGGCAACCACGATGTGAATCTAAAGAATGATTCACGACAAGATTCTATTTCTCCAATTATCAAAGCTCTTAATCTTTCTAATCTTTTTTTACACAAATATTCCGGCGAAATCTCAATTAATGATCAATTTAGTTTAAATGTTTTGAGCATTATTGATGAGGACAAATGGGTTAAGCCAAGTAACGCCGAAAAAATTAACATAGGTCTTTATCATGGAGCTATTTCTGGCATCACGACTGATACAGGATATCAATTAGAATCCGACGTACATCTTGTCGATGTATATGAAGGACATGATTATGTATTTCTTGGCGATATTCATAAAACTAATCAAGCTGTAGATAAAGAAGGAAAAGTTCGTTATCCCGGTTCAACCGTTCAGCAAGGTTTTGCTGAAACGGACGATAAGGGTTTTTTAATTTGGGATATAAAAGGAAAAAATGATTTTACTTGCGAACATCATGCAATCAAAAATCCTAAGCCGTATATTAATATTGTTCTTGACGATGAAGGAAATGTTCCAGAGTGCGATATTGTTATTTCTGCTCGCGTGCGTATTATTGCCGACAAAAGCGTTTCATTGGATAAAGTCAAGAAGGCTACGGAAATAGTAAAAAACAAATTTCAGCCAGAAAGTGTTACATTCGTTAATAAAGCGAATGTAAATAAAAATAGTCAAACCGCTTCTGCTATAACACATGAAGATAATTTACGAGATCTTGGCTTTCAAGAAAAGCTTATTCGTGAATATCTTAAAGACTATAAGGCTGATGAAGAAATTATTGTTAAAGTTATTGAATTAAATAAAAAATTCTCTTCTGCAATTGAAGAGGGTGAAGAGACGTATAGAAATATTAACTGGAAGCTAAAATCTCTTGAATGGGATAATCTTTTCAATTATGGAGAAGGAAATAAAATAGATTTTGCTTCCATGAATGGTATCGTCGGTATTTTTGGAAAAAATTATACCGGTAAATCATCCGTTGTCGATAGCTTGCTTTATACTGTTTATAATACAACATCAAAAAATAATAGAAAGAACTTGAACGTAATTAATCAAAATGCAGAAGGAGGTTTTGGTAAAGCCATTATTGATATCAATGGCGAAGAATACGTAATTGATCGAAAGACAGAAAAGTACCTTAAGAAATCAAAAGGCGTAGAAGTTATAGAAGGTAAAACTGACGTTCAGTTTACAACAGATTCAGAATCCCTAAATGGTCTTGCACGTAATGATACTGACAAGAACATCCGTCGTTTCTTTGGTACAGTAGATGATTTCTTTTTAACTTCAATGGCCAGTCAATTTGGCTATCTATCTTTCATTACAGAAGGATCTACGAATCGTAAGCAGATTCTTGCTAAGTTCCTTGACCTAGAGACATTTGAAAAGAAATTTAAATTAGCAAAAGAAGAAAGCTCTGAATTAAAGGCTATTCTTAAGAAGCTAGAAGGTGTTAATTACGAAAAAGATATTTCTAATGCCCAAGAAGAAATAGAAAAAATTGAAATTGAATTAGAACAGAAAAAAATTGTAGTTGATGATCTAAAAGAAAAAATCTCTGCTCTCAACCAAAGCATGGCTGAGTTACAGCTATCTATCAATAATATGCCAACAGATATTATTGATTATGATAATACAAAAGAAAATTTAAATAAGCATATTTCTAGAAAGGAACAATTAATCCTTTCTAATAAAAATATGCTAGAAGATAATGTTAAGAAGACATCACTATTAGATGAATTGTCTAAACTATTGTCTTTAATAGATATTGAAGAATTGTCTAAGAAAAAAGAAGAATTAGATTCATTAAATAATCAAATAAATTCTTTTGAAAAGAAATATGATTCATTAAATAATGATGTTTCTAATAGAAATAAAAAAATAAAGCTATTGAATGAAATTCCTTGCGGAGATTCATTTCCAAACTGCAAATTTATTAAAGATGCTTTTACAGCAAAAGAAAATTATGAAAATATTGTTGAGCAATTAACAGAAGCTCAAAGAATATTAACTGATAAAGCAACAGAAAAATCTTCTTTAGAAGAAGAAGTTACTGCTTCTAGTAAACGTTTGAATACTTTTACAGCTAAAGTAACCAATCTAAAGCAGGATATAGCTGCTAATGAATTAAATATAGAAAAAAACAATAGTGCATTACATATTATTGATTCTTCTATCCAAACTTTAGAAGAAAAATTACGTAAATATGAAGAAAATAAACAAAAAATTCAAAATTATCAAGATTTATTAGGTAAAAAAGCTAATAAAAACAAGATTTTATCTAATCTTAATGATGAATTAAGAGTAGCTGAGAGGGATTTGCTTGAGCTATATAAGAATCATGGTTCCATTACTCAAAAATATGAAATTTCTGTTAAACAAAAAGAAGAATTAGAAAAAATTCGTAGAGATTATGCAGCTTATGATCTTTTTCAAGCTTGTATGCATCCTAATGGACTTTCATATGAAATCATAAAGAGTAAACTACCAGAGATTAATCAAGAAATAGCTAAAATATTGTCTAATATCGTAGATTTCTCTATTTATTTGGAGAATGATGATGATAAGTTGGATATTATGATTAAACATCCAAAATATGATGCTCGTCCATTAGAAATGGGAAGCGGTGCAGAAAAAACTCTTGCATCAACTGCTATTAGACTAGCTTTAATCAGCGTTACAACATTGCCACGACCAGATTTCTTCATCATGGATGAACCGGGAACAGCATTAGACGCAGAAAATCTAGAAGGTTTTGTAAGAATCTTAGAACTAATTAAAAGCTACTTCAAAACTGTGATACTAATATCACACCTAGATAGTCTAAAGGATTGCGTAGATAGTCAAATAGTTATAGACCGCAAAGATGGATACGCATATATATATCAATAGGAGAAAAATATGGCTAATATGGGTTTAAAAGAAGAAGTTCAAGAAATTGAACAAGAACTAGAGAAAGAACAGAAGAAACCACCAGAACAAAGACGTGGATTAGTAGATATTATTTCTGAAAAGTTTGTTTCTCGTAAATTATTAGTTTGGATTACCGGCACTGTTTTACTGTGCGTAGGCAAAGTAACCCCAGAAGAATGGACAGCCGTAACTCTTGGCTATGTAGGCATTGAAGGATTCGCAGATCTCGCGGTTAAATGGAGAAAGGGAGTACAATAATGGTTAAGTTAAAAGAATTTTGGAACAAGTTCAAACTTTGGATTGGTCTTTTTGTTGCAGGAGCAACACTAAGTTTTTTAGTATTAAGAAAGCATGTTGGAGATGGGCTACAACAACAGCGAGAGCAATACAAGCGGGAAAACGAAGCAAAAGAAGCGGCACAAAAGAAACTAGAAGAAGAAACAGCAAAATTGGAAGAGAAGAAACAAGAAGACCTAAAGAAAGTAGACGAAGAAAAGAAGCAAAAGTTAAAGGAAGTGGTAGCAAAAGCAAAGGAAGAGAAAAGAAAATTAGAAGAAACGGTGAAAAGAGATCCTCAAGGATTCAAGATACAAGTAGAGGAACAGTTAGGAGTCAAAGAAAAGAAAAAGAAAGGTAAACGCAAGAAAGATGAATAATATTAAATCCTTGTTTACCGTATTCGTGTTGCTAGTTTTTCTAGCAACACATACATCTATTGCCTATGCTTCACCCCCATCAGTAATCGATACTGTAACGGCTGAAGATGATAATGAAGATGGTGATTACTCTGTCGTAAAAGAGGGCGAAGCTGCGCCTTATGATGGATTTTTATTTGATTCTGAGGGGCTTATAAAGATAATGGCAAATAAGTCTTTTGAATTAGAAAAACTTAGAATAGAAAAAGACAGTGAAATAAAGAAACTTAATATAGAATTAGATACATTAAAACAACAACATAAATTAGAATTAAATCTTAATAAAGAATTGTTTGATAATGTAATACAAATAAAAGATAGAAGAATAGAACAATTAGAAGATAGTAAGAAATGGGAAGATGTTAAATTATTTGGTTCAATGCTGTTAGGTATGGCTTTATCAGTAACTATATTTTATGCGGCAGTAAAAATAACAAATGTCAATCAATAAAAAAGATCCTAATTATATTGCAGCTTTAGAAAAAGCAGTTAAAGAAAAATACGGTGAATTAGCAACTATGAATCCAAAATATTTCTGGAATCAAGAAAAAGAGCGAGAATACGTAGCTGATACTCAGGAAACAGTTAAAAAGCAGCTAACTAATGAACAATCCAGAGAAAAAGTGGACTTAGGAGGGATTTTAATACCTAAGAAACTAATTAATAAAAATGAACATAAGAATTGTTCAATATGTAATCAATATAGTTTTAATAAATCTGATGATGTATATTTAAATAAATTCTCTACCTGCCAAAGTTGTTATGTTAAACATATAGAAGATAGAGAAGAAAGATGGATGTCAGGCTGGCGTCCTAACGGAGATAAATAAATGGCTAGTATTCTAGACGTTGTAAATGGAATTTCACAAGCATTGCACGCTAAACATCATGGTGGTGCTGAAATTGGTCTAAAGCGTGAATCAGAAGATCTTGTACAAGGTGTTTCTATTTATGACCCCAGAATGATGGATGGCTTTGGTGTTCAATTCCAAGGAAATATGTTGATTTTGAAATATCACAGCGAAATGCCATTAATTAAAGTACACGATAAGAATTTTGAAACTGACATTCGCAGAACTATGAAGGATATCATTGCTTTCATCAAATCAGAATATAAAAAAGTAACTAAAAAGTCTTTAGACTTAACTGAATTTGGTGATGTAGATGTAATGGTGCAAACTGCAAATCGTAGAACAGCTTATGTAAACGCCTCTCAGACATATCAGATAGGAAATGTCGAAGGTTATGATAAACAAACTAGCAAGTCTGAACAAAATTATGCTGATATTGCAAAACGCTGGTTAATGAACATCAAGCAACCAAAGACATATCTTAAATAAGTAAGGAATAAGGTAATGGCATGGCGTATAAGTTATCTAAAGAGGAAATTACTAAAGAAATCTTAAAGTGTGGCAAAGATCCTGCTTACTTCTTAGATAATTACGCCAAGATTGTTCATCAAGAAAAAGGTCTAATATCTTTTAAGACTTTTAAATTCCAAAAACAATTATTAAACGATTTTCATGATCATAGATATAACGTTATTTTGAAATCCCGTCAAATGGGTATTTCAACTATCGTTTCTGGATATGTTGCTTGGATGATGTTATTTTACAAGGAAAAAAATATCCTTGTCATGGCAACAAAATTAAATACAGCAATAGAAATCGTTGAAAAAGTTAAAGATATTTTAAATTCTATTCCTGATTGGTTGCGCATTTCAGAAATTAGCGTCAATAACAAAACCAAGCTTGAATTAGATAACGGTTCTAAGATTCAAGGTACACCTACTTCAAAAGATGCTGGTCGTGGTCAAGCATTGTCTTTGTTGATTCTAGACGAAGCTGCGCACGTTGAAGACATGGATGATTTATGGACAGGTCTTTTACCTACAATTTCTACTGGTGGTCGTTGTATCGCTCTTTCGACTCCAAACGGTGTAGGAAATTGGTTTCATAAAACTTATGTAGATTCTGAGGTTGGCGCTAATAACTTTAAACCAACAAAGTTACCTTGGAATATACATCCAGAATATACGCAAGAATGGTTTGACAGAATGACGCGAAACATGAGCAAGCGTCAAATCGCTCAAGAATTTGAATGTAACTTCAATGCTTCTGGCGAAACTGTAATGAATTCAGATGATTTAGCAAAACTGAAAAAAACCGTTTCTGAGCCAAAGTATCGTACATGGATAGACAGAAATTATCATATCTGGAAGGAATTTGAAAATGGTGGTTCTTATTTATTGTCTGCTGACGTTGCTCGCGGAGATGGTAAGGATTATTCTGTATTCCATGTATTAGATATTAAGAATATGGAACAAGTAGCAGAATATCAAGGTAAAACAGATTTAGATAATTTTGCTAAATTACTCTTTGATGTTGGAACAGAGTACGGTAATTGCATGGTTGTAGTAGAGAATAATAACGTTGGATATGCTGTATTAACAAAATTAATTGATATGCGCTATCCAAATGTCTTTTATTCTATGAAAGGATCGCAAGACTTTATTGATAGTACTTCCGCCCAATATACAAGCAATACTGTTCCCGGCTTTAGTACAACAATGAAATCTCGCCCATTGATTGTTGCAAAACTTGAAGAATTTATTCGTAATAAAATGATAAAAATAAATTCTCAAAGAACAATAAATGAATTTGATACTTTCGTATGGGTCAATGGCAGACCAGAAGCTCAAAAAGGCTATAACGATGATTTAGTTATGTCATTAGCGATTGGTTGTTGGGTAAGAGATACGGCTGTTATTAACAATGAGAGAAATTTAGAGTATTCTAAGGCATTCTTAACGTCAATAACAAAAGGTGGTAGCTATTTAGATTCTTCGCAGAAAGCAATAATGCAAGAAGACAGAGTTAAGAAATATAGTGAAGCACAACAAGTATATAAACAATTTAGTTGGATAATAAAAGGCTAAAAAACCATGGCTAATAACAGAATAAAAGATAATAATCCTAAGAATAGAGAATCCCCGCTATACACAGGGCTAACAAGATTATTTTCAGGACCAATAAGCAATTTTAGAGCACAATCTCAAATACGTTATAAACGCCGTGATTTAGATCGCTATAAGTTTACTAGTGCTAGTGGCCAGAGCTTTAAGAAGAAGAGCTATAACCCATTTGAAGCCATTCAAAGCAACATTATGGCCAATCAAAGTCGTGCCGAACGGTACAGCGACTTCGATCAAATGGAATTCATGCCAGAAATTGCATCAGCAATGGACATTTACGCTGATGAAATGACAACCAGCAATCAATTCCGTAGTTTATTATTTGTTGATACAAAAAATGAAGAAATAAAAGGTATCTTACAAAATCTTTATTTTAATGTTTTAAATATTGAATCTAATTTGTTTTCATGGTGCAGAACCATGTGCAAATTTGGCGATTTCTTTTTATATTTAGATATTGATGAAAAGTTGGGAGTTAAAACCTGTCTAGGATTACCATCGCCAGAAATTGAACGTTTAGAAGGTGAAGATGAAAGTAATCCAAATTACGTTCAATATCAATGGAATAGCGCGGGTGTTACATTTGAAAATTGGCAAATCGCACACTTTAGAATTCTTGGACAAGATAAATATACACCATACGGCACCTCAGTTCTAGAACCGGCTCGTCGTATTTGGCGTCAATTGCAATTGATGGAAGATGCAATGATGGCTTATCGTATCGTCCGCGCACCAGAACGCAGAGTATTCTATATTGACGTTGGTAACGTAGCTCCACAAGAAGTAGAACAATATATTCAAAAGGTTATCACAGGTTTAAAGCGTAATATGATTGTAGATCCAAACACAGGTCGTGTTGATTTACGTTATAATCCAATGAGTATTGATGAAGATTTTTATATTCCTGTTCGTGGCACACAAAGCGGAACAAAAATAGAGAATTTGCAAGGTGGCACATTCACTGGTGATATTGATGACGTTCAATATTTGCGTGATAAGCTATTTTCTGCCTTAAAGCTTCCACAATCTTATCTTACAAGCGGCAAGGACAAAGCAGCAGAAGATAAAAGCACACTTGCACAAAAAGATATTCGCTTTGCTAGAACAGTTCAGAGACTACAGAGAGTTGTATTGTCTGAATTAGAAAAAATTGGAATCATTCATTTGTATACTCTTGGTTATAGAAATGAAGATTTACTTAAATTTAAACTTAAGTTAAATAATCCCTCTAAAATTAGCGAATTACAAGAATTAGAACACTTCAAGGCACAAATTGATGTTGCCAAAGAAGCAAAAGAAGCTGGTTTTAGTAAGCGTTGGATTTTTGAAAACGTATTCAAGATGGGAGATAGCGACTTCTTGCGTATTCAAAGAGATATTTTCTATGATAAGCAATATGAAAAAGCTATTGAAGCTGGCGAAGAAAGCGGAGATACGGCTTCTGGCGGTGGAAGTGCATTGGGCGGCTTAAGTGGAGAAACGCCCGAAGCAACTGGTGGTGAGGGAGAAGCAGAGACAGCGGGAGCAGAGACGACTGGAACTGAAGAAGCTGGTGGCGAAGAATCAAACTTATTAGCAGCCCCACCAAGAAGATCCGATAATTCAGAAACAATGTATAAAAAAGACGGTTCGTATTCCACTCCTAAAGCTAATGGTACATTCTATAAGCCAGCTGCTACCGATGGAAGAATTAGTCGTGGTCCAAGAACCAAGCATTTTAAAAGAACACATACCCCAGAATCAACTACAGGAAAAACCAATAGAAGCATGTTTGCTGGTTTAAGCACATTAACTCAAGCTTCAAAAGGTATTTTCAATGAACAGACAGAAGATGTTTATGAAAATGATGAAAAGTTGTTGTTAGAAGTAGAAAACAAACTCAAATCACTTTCTAAAACACTACTTAAAGAAGAAGTATCAACGGAGAACAAAAAAAATGAAACATAATAAGAAAAGAAATACCGCTTTTCTTTACGAATCTCTTTTACGTGAAGGCACAAAAGCAACTTTAGAAAAAGATCTTGATAAATTAAAAACCATAAAAACATTTATCGTTAGAGCATTTCATCCAGAGACTGAACTCGGAAAAGAATTAGCCCTTTATAAAGCTTTAGATAATCCTTCAATAGATAAAAATATTTCCGAGAGATATCTTCAAGAAGTTAAAGATAGACACGCTAAATTAGATAAGCGTTTATTGTTTAATGAACAAACATATCTAATTAACAGAATCAATAAATCCGTTGGTGCCCACATCTATAATAATTTTGTTCCAAACTATAAAAATTTAGCTACAATTTTTCAAATTTTTAATGATTCAACACCAATACAAGAAAAAATTCTTCTTGAACAATCAATTTTAAGTACATTTAATTGTTTAAATGAAAATAAAGAATTAAAACCAATAGATAATATTGTTTTCAAGACATTTGCTAAGAAATTTAATGATAAATATTCTAATTTATTAAGTGAGCAAAAAGATTTATTAACAAAATATGTTAGTTCATTTGCTGATGAAGGATTAGAATTAAAAATTTATCTAAACGAAGAATTAAATAGATTAAACGAAAAAGTAAATACTGCTTTAACATGTGAAGAAATCAAAAATGATAATTACATGGAACAAAAAACTAAAAAAGTTTTAGCTTTATTAGAAGAATTTAAATCAAATAAAGAAATATCCCCGGCGATGTTGGAAAATGTACTAAAAATACAACAATTTGTTTATGAGGTGGAGAATTAGTACATGATTAAGATAACTATTAAAAATGTTCAAGGTGTAACTAAAGAGATTAACATTAAAAAGACTCTTGCAGGTCATTATATGCTCCGTGAACATCCTGAAATCGATGTAATCGTCATCCCAGATAAACAAAAAGTATTAGTTCTTCCCAAAGATGAACAAACTGAACATGTTTATAAGCTTCAGGAAAGATTATTCCAATATATGGTTCAACGTGGCGTAATATTACCAGAAAGCGTTGTTAGCGGTAATGTTTACGGTTCATTACAGGGTGGTTTTATACAGCAACCACCCGGTGGAGAAGATCCGTTGCAAGTAGTTGTATATAACTTAGCTAATTTTATTGAATTAGAAATGCCAAAATATAGGCACGAAAAAGAATTCGAAGATAAGCTTGAAAAAGAGTTATTGCAACCTCCTGTCGAGGACAGTACAGAACTTGGAGAAGTGCCTCAAGAACCATTCAAGGGTTCTATTCCAAAATATGGTTTCCCAACACGCGGTATTTATCGCTACAATTATTAAAAATGGAATTATTAATTTTTATTCTAGCTTGTTATGGCATGACAATGATTCTTGTATATAGCAAGATTTTTGAATCTATAAGAGTAAAAATTAATTCTTATAATAGCGAACTAATGTCTTATATGATTAAATGCTGTATGTGTATGGGATTTTGGGTAGGAATTTTTAATTGGTTTATTGTACCAACAAGTTTTAATTGGTTTACTGCTGGCTGTATTAGCTCTGGAACTTCATATTTTATCAGTCGCCTTGTAGATGATGATGGAATATTAATAAAATTGAAGAAAAGCAATTAAAATGACTATTTATAATTGATTGGAGGTGTAAAATTATGCAACAACAAATCACCTATACTAGACGCTATATGTTGCAACCCGTTCGCCGCTGTTGCAGCGGTAGCTGAATTTAGCCCCGATGAAATATTCGGGGCTTTAACCTTTGTATAAAAAATTATGTCAAAACAATTACTTAGAGAATGGTATGAATTATGTGAAGGTGGCGTTTGTCAAGATTTATTGACAGAAGCAGAAAAACTTCACGTTAAAAATGGCGGCTTGATGCTCACTGGCGTAATGCAGCGTGCTGATAAAGAAAATGGCAATGGCCGCATTTATGGTAAAAAAGTTTTAGAACGCGAAATAGAAAATTATAAAAAGCTTGTTGAAGACCGTAGAGCTTTGGGCGAATTAGACCACCCAGAAGATTCAGTAGTTAATCTCAAAAATGTTTCCCATATGGTTACAGGCATTTGGTGGGACAATGATGCAGTAATGGGAAAAGTTAAAGTTCTAGATACTCCATCAGGAAAAATTCTTCGTTCTCTAGTAGAAAGCGGAGTTAGATTGGGAATTTCTAGTCGAGGCTTGGGTAGCACGCGCAAAGAATCTGGAAAAACAATAGTAGAAGACGATTTCCAACTTATTTGTTTTGATTTCGTTCAAGAACCAAGCACTCCCGGCGCATTCATGATGAGCGAAGGCAAAAAACGCACTCTTGATCCAAAAGTTATTTGGACAAAAGTAGATCGTTTAAACAGATTGTTAAATGATATTGTAAAAGGATAACCAATAGATGTCTGAATTTGAATATAAGGCTGGTTTAAATCATGTAGGAAGTTATCAAGTAAGTGGAATACCGTATCTTACTGCAAGTTTATCTATTCCTGCGTCGTCTTCTCAGCCATTGGAAATATTATTTCCTTCCGTTACACAAAAAATACACATCATCAATCTTGATCCGGCTAATGGGTTAAGAGTAGCGCTTAGTGTTAGCGGAGCATTAGGAACAAATTATTATTATATTGAAAATAAAGACTCGTCAGGAAAAAATGTCTTTTATTCATGCGATTTAAAAATTAAAACAAATAAAATATACTTATTAAGCAATTCAGCAGCTATTACTTCTTCCGTATATGTTTCTGCAGAATTAACAGGTATTACGGGATATGATTTAGCAAGCGCCTATTCTGGTAATATAGGCATAGGATAAAAGAAATGTCAGAATTTCAATATAAAGCAGGATTAAATAATGTTGGTAATTATCAAGCAAGTGGTATTCCATATGTTACAAGCGCTTTAGCTCCTGTAAACTCTGATCCTCCTTTAGAAGTAACATTTCCAAGTGTTACAAAGTTTATTGTTGTAAAAAATGTCGATAGTACAAACCATCCGGTTAAAGTTGGTTTTAGTGAAAATGGTGTATTAGGAACAAATTATTTTACTCTAACACAATATGAAAGTATTTCATTAGATGTAAAAATAACTAAACTTTATTTAGTAGGTGCAGATGCTAATACTGTACAAGTAAATATAGTAGCTGGTCTAACTGGCATAGACATTGATAGATTGCCAAATAGCTGGTCTGGTTCTGTAGGGGTAGGATAAAAAAATGCCATTTAATAACGGTTTCTCTACATCAGTATTAACCGCTTCAAATATAAGAAATTTCTTTAACGATGTTGTTCAAGTCATTGCTGAAGTTGGCGGTTCGCCAAGCGGCATAGGTTTAATAGCTGTTTCCACTAGCGGTTCTAATTTTAGTGGCAATGGTCAAACGCTTTCTCCATTATATTTAAACGATTTAATAACCGTATTAGATGTGCATACAAATAACATATCTGCTTCTGGTGTTGTAACCGCTTCAAATGTTTCTGTAAAAACAAATCTTTCTTCTTCAAAAATAACTTCTTCTTTTTATGGAGATGGTTGTAAGATATATAACATATCTACATCAAATATTACCAATTTCAGTGCTAATGTAATATCAAAAATAATTCCCGGTGCAAATCTAACTCAATCAATTGATAGTAATATAAAAACCCTATCATTAAGTTCAAGCGTTACAGGAGTTTTAAATTTAGAATCAACAAGAATAAGTGGAACTAGCATTAGTGCATCACAATTAGTGATAGTTGATGAAAACACAGATGATCCAGATTTTCAATATTATATAAATAATTTTTCTTATCCTTTTTCCGCTTATACTAAAAATCCGGATGGTTGGTTTACATTTGCTAAAGCAACCGGTTCTTTGACTTTGCCATATTTCTTTGGTGGAGCTTTCGGTTTAACTTTAGAAAATTCTTCTGTTTTAGATTATGCAAATATATTATATTTATCAAATAATATAAAAAATAAAAACAACATAAATATAATAGAAAGTACAACTATTGCTAATAATTATAGTGAAAATATAGGAATTATTAATTCTTCATCATTATTGAGAATTGCCGATTCGTTTTATGATCCCGGTAATGAAAATAGAAGAAATAACATATTAAATAATTATGGCATATTGCTTTCTCCTTTGGAAGTTGGTGTTAAAAGATATCCATTATATTTACAAAATAAGCTTGATTCTACACAAGAATTAATTGTTGACAATAGTGGTAATTTAGGATTAGGAAACGAACCAAAATCCAAATTAGATATTAGCGGAAGTGCTTTAATTACCGGCTCGTTAAAAGTAACGTGTGCCGTCTCAGCCTCACAAATTACTGGCTCACATACTGGTTCTGGTGTAGGACTTTATAACTTAACTGCATCTGGCATATCTAATTTTACAAATGATGTCAGAGCGCAATTAAGAGCCGGACAAAATATTAATTTTACTACTGGAACAATAGCATTTTCTGGTGTTTTACCCATAGCGAATGGAGGAACTGGATTATCTAGCTCTGGCGCATCGGCAAATATATTGGTTTCTGATGGAACTAATTTTGCTTCTCGTACATTATCACAAGATGTTACAATAAATTCAACCGGCGTTGCTACAGTTAAAGGATTATACACAAATCCCGTAAGAAGTCCAGTGGTTACTCCACCGAATCCCGGTGAATATTTAAAATGGGGCGGTACTGATTGGTTCCCCGCTCCTGTTGCGGCTACAGTCGCAGTTGGATCATTAACTTTAACTTCTGATTCGCCACAAACAATAAGCGCAAATGGTCAAACAGTTCTTCCAACATCAGCTTATTGGAGGTTACTATCATCAGGTAATTATAATGCAGGTAATATCAATTATGTTGGTGCCACATTAGGACAAATATTGTTTATCCAAGTACCAATTGGTCAAGCTGGTTCTGTAACATTTAACAAAGGACCAAATTTAGCACTTGGTTCAAATACAAGAAAGATTAGTTCTGGCGGTTCTTTACAATTAATATATGATGGAACTCGTTGGATAGAAATGTTCTTTAATACTTCTACAAGCGTTTAATATTTAGGAAAAATAAATGAGTACTTTTACAGATTGTGCAGATAATTTAACATGCGCCACATTATCGGGAAGTAATGGTATTGGTGTTGCATTAGCAGTTGGTTCACCAAATAAAATTGTTGTTTCTGCCTCTAACGTTCCGAACAGTGCATTAGCTAATAGCTCAATAAACATCAATGGCACTACTATTGCTCTTGGTGCAAGTGGTTCAATAACTGTTGGTGGGGGTACTGTAACATCTGTAACCGCAGGAACAAATCTTTCTGCTTCTGGTACTTCAACAGACCCTGTATTAAATCTTACTGGAAATATAACAAGTGGATTAACTAGCATAACTGGATTAACAAATATTAGTTCAAATGCAGTAACCGGAACTAATATATTTGCTACCGATATAAATACAACTACTCTAACAGGTTCCGTTAGTGGTACTTCTGCACAATTTACCAACTTAACAGCTTCACATATTTCATCAAGTACTTTAACCGGTTCAGTTAGCGGTGCTTCTGGACAGTTTATTACCTTAACTGGTTCAAATATTTATTCAAATACAGTAACCGGTTCCATTAGTGGAACAAGCGGACAATTTGGTTCTGCAACAATAAATACTTTAAACTCTACAAATATTAGCGCAACAACAGTTAGCGGTGCATTTAGTGGTTCTGGTGCTTTAATAGACGATATAACCGCTTCACATATTTATCATTTCCAAGAAGATGTACGTAGTCAATTTACAGAAGGAACCGGTATTAGCATATTACTTGGTCAAATATCTGTAACAAATGTACCTAATTCTTCCTTAGCTAATTCTGGTTCAACTATAGGTTCTACAGCAGTAGTTCTTGGAACAACAGTACCAAGCCTTACAGGATTGACAAACCTTTCCTCTACTGCAATTACAGGAACTACTGGTATCTCTAGTTCTTTGGGAACTTTTACCATTTTAACGGCTTCAAATGAAAAAGTATTAACTTCACTAAGTGCAAGTCAAATTACTGCTTCTTCTATCTCATCATCAAATTATATTGGTTTAACTGGTTCATCGGCTAACTTTCCTAATTTTGCAAGTGATGTAAGAGCGCAATTTACAGCAGGTAGTAATATTGGCATTAGTGCAGGTGGTGTAATATCATTAAGCTCTAGCGTATCTACAACTGCCGTAACTGGAACAACTGGTATATCTGGTGCGTTAGGATTATTTACAACATTAACCGGTACAAACGTAACAGGTGCTACCGTTCAATTTACTACTTTATCTGCTTCAAATGGTAAAATATTAACATCTTTAAGCGCAAGCCAAATTACCGCATCTTCTATTTCGTCATCAAATTACATTGGTTTAAGTGCAACAAGCCCTGTTCAATATTCTAATAACGTTATTAGTTTAGACGGAACAGCGTTTACATCAAGCGTTGGTGGTGCAGTTACAGTTGCTACACCTCTAACTAAATCTGGAACAACAGTTGGCATTCAAGAAGCAAGCAATACTTTAGTGGGTGTTGTTAATACTGGCGCTCAAACATTTGCCGGAATCAAAACATTTAACAGCGTTATTACAGCATCTGGTGGCATTACTGGTTCTTCTACTGCTCAATTTACAACTGTTTCTGGAACTTTTGTTAGTGGTTCACAATTATCAGGAACTAATGCTAAAATATTAACTTCACTAAGTGCTAGCCAAATAACAGCATCGTTTATTAGTGGTACACAAGTTACTGGTTCTAACATTAGTGGAACTAATAATTTATATATTGGAAATAGAATTGGCATTGGTACTATTTCTCCTTCTACTACATTGGATGTAAATGGCCAACAAACTATTAGAGGCACAAGATTATATCATTCTTCCTCTAATTATCAAACAGAATTTGGTCCAAGTGCTGGCACTGGTAAAACAGATTGGTATGGAATATATGCTCCTTCTGGAAAAGGTATAGCGTTATTTTCTAATGCTGGAGGTGAGCGTGTATATATATCTTCTTCTAATGTTGGTATCGGAACAGAAAATCCGAATGAAAAACTAGAAATAAATTCCTCTGGCCATGCCGCTATAGCCATAACATCCAATAATAACTCAGCAAGTATTTATGCTGATGGTAACGATGGTGGAACTGGTCAATTAACACTATCGACGGATGCTAATAATAATGGTACTAAACCATTAATCATTACTAACATAGCAACACAAGATGGTGTGGCGTTTGGGGAATCGTCAAAAGGTGATAATGTTCTATTCCAAGATGGAACCAAGCTTAATACTGCCGTATCGCATGGCAGTTTTATGATAGATAAATATTCTTTTAGTTCTCCTAACAGAAATTTCTTTAGCTCTTCATTAAAAAATACAAATATTAAAATATTAACTACTAATCTAGGTTCACAGACTTTCACTGATTCACTATCTTCTAGTAACAGTATAATTAATTTTGATTATTATATACCATTTTCTTTATCTTCCAGTCTTGAAGGTAATACTGTAACTGCTTCTTTTATAGCAGAATTAAGTGGCTCTAACGGTTCTATTAGTGGTAGTTTTTCTCCTTTCGATGGTTATGCGAGTGGTTTAATATATTTATATCCTAGTACAGTACAGCAAACTATTACTTCTTTAAATACAGGTGTTTCTGTTACTTCTAGTCTTAACGTAGCTTTAGGATCAAATATAACAAGATTATTTATTATTGATATTAAAGGATATATAACAGCCAATAAATTAGCTGGCGATGTATATTTGAATATATATACTAATTTATCAGCTACCAATTCTCCAAAAATATATATTTATCCCGGTTGTTGGGTTCGCGCATCTAGAGTAGATGGATATAACAATAACGTAATAGATGGCGCTATTTATGGCTAATAATAAAAATATAAAATTTTATTATGCAATATAATTTATGAAAATTTTAACACCCATATCAGCATCAAGTGGATTAGACGTGTCATCAACTGGTAGCGATACTATCAAATTAGGTAGCGTTAACACAGAAAATAATGATGTAGCAGTAGATAATCTTACTGTCTGGGCAAATGCTGATTTTAAAAATAACGTTATATTAGGCTCTAGTGTAGTAGATAATACTTTAGTCAATAGCAAATTAACTGCTTCTAGTGGTTTATATGTTTCTGGTAATTTAATTGTTAATGGAATAGAAATTACTACTTCTAGTAGTTTAACCGAACAACAAGTAAGCGGAGCATTGCTAGCATATGCCAAATCCTCAGATGTTTCATCGTCTTTTGCCACTAAAGCGCAAATTACTGGCGCTTTAAGTAATTATTTAACAATAACAAATGCAAGTTCTACATATGCCACTCTTATTGGTGTTTCTTCTTCTTATCCAAGATTATCTGCCACTAATATATTCACCGCTAATCAAATAATTAGTGGTAGTTTAATAGCAACAAGCGGTATTATTTCGCAAAATACTTTAACAACGAGTGGAAGTTTAAATGTATTTAATAATATTAAATTTCCTGCAACGCAAATTGCTTCATCGGATGTAAATACATTAGATGATTACGAAGAAGGAACTTGGTCGCCAACTCTTCTTCCCGGCACATATACATATTCCTTAGCAGCTGCTGAATATTTTAAAATAGGACGTAGAGTTTTTCTTAATGGAGCAGTTGGAATATCTTCTACGGGCAGCGTTACTGCTAATTCAGTAAATATTGGTGGTTTGCCGTTTGCTATAACATCTAATTATAATAGTCTCAATATAGGCTACTATTCAGGTTTTAATACTTCAAGTGTGATAACTTTGCCGTTTGGTTATCCACAAGGAACAAGTATACGATTGCACAAGCAATCATCTGGATCGGCTTTAAGTATGAGCGTAACAGATTTAACGAATAATGCAACTATATATTTCAGCATTGATTATTATACAAGCTCATAAAATATTAAAATTTATAAATTCATTAAACATTAAAGAAACTTCATAATAAAATACTATTTATTGCGAGGATATATGAAAAAACAAGATTTAAAAGCTTTAATTAAACCATTAATCAAAGAATGCCTTATGGAAGTTCTTGTAGAAGAAGGTTTTACAAAATTAATTTCTGAAACTGTCCGTGTGACCCCACAACCAGTTCAGCAAATTAAAAATCAAATGCTTCAACAAGATAAACCAGCTTCGTTGATGGAAGCAAAAAAGAAAATGTTAGATGCGATTGGAAGCACTGGATTCGATGCTTTTGCTGGTACTCAACCATTAAAAGAAGATAAAGAAATTATGACCGGAGATACCGGCGTAGATATTAGCAAATTATTAGAAAACAAACAAGTTTGGAAACAAACATTAAATGCCATGAATGGCAAGAAAGTAAAAGAGTAACAAATGAGTAAGCGTCCTGTAAATTTAGAAACAAAACTCCCAAAGGGAATGCAACCATCATTAGAAAATAATGAATTAATCATAAACAGATTCTTAAAAGCATGCAGCAAGGAATCCCTAACACAGTATCTTTATGATTATTCAGCATACAATCGACGTTTTGATAAGCCAAGCGTATTGGAACGTCAACGTCAATTAAAATATAAGCGTAATGCAAGATTGGCCAATGCTGCTTTATTAAAAGATCCTGAACAAACTCCAAAAAAGAAGAAGAAAAAAGTAGCTAAACGCTCAGAATCAGCACATTAATTGTCATTTCGGGTAGCCTAATACTAATTAAGTAAAAGTATTAGGCTTTTTCCTGCTTACAGGAGATTATTTAATGTCAGAATTATTGCAACAAGCTATCATTGATGCCACCGCTTTGAAAGAAGCAGCAATCAAAAACGCAGAAAACACACTTATTGAGAAATATTCTCAAGAGTTCAAAGACACTGTTCAAAGATTATTAGAACAAGAACAAGCTGCATCAGTTGCCGACGCAACAGCAGCCGCTCCTGCCGCAATGGCAGCAAGTCCAGTGCCAGATGCGTCTGCAACGACAGAACCACAAGCTGATTTAAGTGCCGAGCCACAACAAGATGGCGGTAGTGCATTTGACAGTGTTCCTTCTTCATTCTTAGATGGTGATGAAAATGAAATGATCACAATTAATTTTGATCAAATCAAAAGCACAATGATGGAAATGTTGGGCCATACTGAAAGCTTAGAAGAAGTAGATATGACAAGTGCTCACGAAACAACTGGCATGGATGCAGTTGCTCCCGGCGCTCCTAATAAATCTAAGAATGAATTAGAAGAAGAATTCGAATTAGAATTAGAAGGTTGGGATGAAATGGAAGAAGATACTTCTTCTGGTGGTGCCGTAGAAGCTGTTGAAGCTTTAGAAGAAGTAGATTTAGGAGAAGGCGCTGCCGTTCAAGCCGCTACTGCTAATTTAACTGGCGTTAAAGCTAAAATGGGCAAAGAAGAAGCAGTAGCACAACAAAAATTACAAGCTGCTCAAGACCAAGAAGCTAAAGCCGAAGCTGAAGCTGAAAAATCAGTTGCGGTTGCAGAAGAAATTGCAATAACTGAAGAAGAATTGATGGAATTAGCTGAACGTCTAGCGGTTGATATTAAAGTTGGAAGCATGGGACGTGGTTACATGGGTTCCACAGCAACAGAAACCAAATTACAACGAGAAGCAGAATTGGCAGCAGCCCGTGATGATAAAGCAGTAGCGCAACGTGAAGAAGAAATGAAGAAAATGGGCGATCTCGTTAAAGAAAATGCAGAATTAAAGGCAACAAGCAGTAAATTAGTTGAAACTCTTGAAATGTTAAAAGAGCAATTAGAAAAAATTAACGTTTCAAATGCCAAATTGTTATACACTAACAAAGCATTAGGAAATATCTCCTTGAATGAGCGACAAAAATCACAAATTGTTGAATCCATTTCCAAAGCAGATAGTGTATTAGCGGCGAAAACAATCTATGAAACACTTCAAAATGCGGTAGAGAGCACAAAGAAGGAAAAAACCGTTCCTCAATCTCTCCACGAAGCCATTAATAGAGCACAATCGCCATTTGTAGTAAAGAAGTCATCTGCAAATAGCATTAATGATGTTATGGCAGAACGAATGAAAGCCCTAGCGGGTATCAAACACACTAAATAACTATCTTAAGGAGATATAAAATGAGTAACGTATTAGAACGTCTAACAGAAGGCGTCGTAGAACGCAACATGTTAGTAGAAACACAATCAATCGTAGGTAAGTGGCAAAAGTCCGGTCTTTTGGAAGGTCTAAAAGAAGGCCGCGATCAAGCAACAATGGCAATCTTGTTAGAAAACCAAGCAAAAGAACTTCTCCGCGAAGCAACCACAATGGCAGGAGGTGATGTTCAAGGTTTCGCAGCTGTAGCTTTCCCAATAGTACGCCGCGTATTCGCTGGCTTGATCGCAAACGATCTCGTTAGCGTACAACCAATGAGCTTACCATCCGGTCTTGTATTCTTCATGGATTTCAAGCGTGGTACAGACGTAGGTAACACAGGTGACAAGGTATTCTCCTCACAATCTTCCTTCTTCGGTGATCGTTTGGGCGTACAAATCACTGGTGGCGTTCGTTTGGATGGCGCATACACAGAAAAGGGTTTCTATAACTTAGCAAACGGCTATAACACCTCACGTTATCACACATTCGTACCAACTGCAAGCGTAACCCCATACGTAATTGAAAACGTAGCAGTAAGTGCATTAACCGATGCACAAAAGACCTTGCTCCGTTGGGATCCAGATTTACTTTCTGCTAATCCATACACTAAGGTATCTGTATTCCGCGTTGCATTAAGTGCTCTTTCACAAAGCAGCCTCTTGGCAAACCAAGATGTATTTGCATTGTCCGTAGCACAAGCAGCAGCAGACGGTGGTGCAGCAGCAGGTGATGCAACTGGTTCTGCATTAGAAAACAGCGTAGGCGTTGTTCGTCGTTTAACACAAATCGTTGATGTAAGCGGCACTAAGTATCTACAATTCGTTGTAGGTTCCCCATCTGCTTCACCAGCATTAGCAGCAATCGTAACCGGTTCACACGTATTAATGTCTTACCCAATCAAGGACAATCTTCAAACTGTTGGTGATTCTGCCCTTGGTGCAATCGTAGGCGCACAACCATGGACATTTGAAAACAGCGGCTCAATCCCAGAAGTAGAATTAAAGGTTGACAGCTTCTCTATCACTGCCCGTACCCGTAAGCTCAAGGCAGCTTGGACCCCAGAATTAGGCCAAGACTTGAACGCTTATCACAACTTGGATGCAGAAGTAGAATTAACCAGCATCCTTTCTGAACAAATCGGTCTTGAAATCGACCAAGAAATCTTGAACGATCTTGTTAAGGGTGCAACAGCAGGTACCAAGTACTGGAGCCGTCGTCCCGGTAAGTTCGTAAACCGTGCAACTGGCGAAGATATCGGTGCCGGTAACTACACTGCTCCACCAGACTTCACTGGTAACGTAAGCATGTGGTATGAAACACTCGTTGAAACAATCAACGATGTATCCGCAGCAATTCACCGTAAGACACTTCGCGGTGGTGCAAACTTCCTAGTTTGCTCCCCAGAAGTAGCTAATATTCTTGAATTCACCAGCGGCTTCCGCGCATCTGTAACAAACGATGCAGAGAAGGGCGCAGTAGGCGCAGTTAAGGTTGGCGATATGAACAAGAAGTGGGACGTTATCGTTCACCCATACTTCCTCCGTAACGTAATTCTCGTAGGTCGTAAGGGTGGCAGCTTCCTTGAAAGCGGTTACGTATATGCACCATACGTACCACTACAATCCACACCAACCATCTTCGATCCAAACACCTTCGCACCACGTAAGGCTGTTTTGACCCGTTATGGTAAGGCTATGGTTCGCCCAGACATGTACGGCCTCGTAGTAGTCGAAGACTTAGAAGGATAGTAATTAAAAGAGAGTAAAATCTCTGCCCCGCTATCGAAAGGTAGCGGGGTTTTTTATTAGTAGAAACATGATGTTGTGTACTAATTAATGTATCTTATTAAAAGGAAAATATCTATGATACGTGTGAAAATAGTTAAAGAGAATAAAGAAGCAGTTAATGAGCTTTTTGGTCTTGGGACAACTGGTAAGTCAAAATCCACAAAACCAATGGATGAATTCAGACTTTATTCACAATTAACACAGATAGAAGATAAGATGGATAAAAAGAAATTAAAAGATCTTGGTTTATCTTTAACTGATTTGATGCACTTAGTTGAACAAACGCTTGGCATAGCGACTGGAAAAATAGGAAGTTTGCAAACCATTAGCATGAGCAAAGTTCAAGCTCTTATAAATTTATTAAGTGAAGAATATAAAGATATATTAGAAAAGCATAAAACTAAAAAAATATCTGCCGTAGAGGCCAACAATTTAATTACAGGCATTGCAAAAATTGCTAATTTTGCAAAAACACATTCAATAAGCAAATTTGCTGAATCAAAAGATTTACAAGAACAAGAGAAAATTGAAGAAATTCTTGGAATGCAAAATAGAGCATTAGATAAATTTATTCAAAGTTTAAAACCAGTTGGTTCTGGTGAAGGTCCAACTTCATTAGGTGGCGCTCCTTCGGTTAAACAACCAGAACAACCAAAAATCGTAGCTGCTACACCTGCTGCTCCTCCACCGCCACCACCAGAAGATAAATCAGATTCTGACGCTGTGCAAGCGGCAATGGAAGAACTACCACAACCAGTAAAATATTCTACATCAAATCGTACTGGTCTTATGCCATATTATAACGTAGTTAGAAAAACTCAAGGCTTTCCAGAAGATATCTCAGGAGTAGAATTTGCTAATATCGTTTCTGCTATGGGCGGCACTGATATTTTATCAGAGCAATTAAATTTAAATAATATTGCCACTGCTTCTAAGGTATCATTAGAAAAAGTAAAAAAACTTGTTGATTTTATGCAAAAGAATGATCTATTAAAGAAAATTCAACAAGATCCAACAGATGTTTATGAAGATGAGTTTAGAAAAAAATTTCCTGATGTTCCGCTAGGAAAAATTCCTGCTGGCAAACAACGCCAAGTCACATTGCCTGACGGAAACAAAATATTTGTTAAAGGTGGCAAAAGAATGGAAGAAGCATTAAAGGAAAATCTAATTGCTCGTAAGAATAATTCTTTAAGTGAACAACAAGTTAAGCGTTTTAAGTTACTTGCCGGTCTATTATAGGAAATAAACATTAATGTCATTACCAGACTTTTCTCCATTATCAAAAATGAGCAAAGTTATATTACCTGCAACTGGTAATGTAGCAAATGTTACAACATCTAGTTTACCATTTGGAGTATATGTAAATAGTGATTACTGGAGTCCAGAACAAATAGCAGCTTATCAAACAGGTTCTTCTGAACAAGTAGCATTTACATACAAAAAACTTGGCGGTGATGTATTAGATATTGAATTAGTTGAAACACAAGTACACGCAGCATATGAAGAGGCTGTATTAGAATATTCATATTTAATTAATTTACATCAATCAAAAAACGCACTTCCTTCTGCTTTGGGTCAAGAAACTGGCTCTTTTGATAGCGATGGTCAATTGACAGGTAGCAATGCAACAGATTTAGCCAACGCAAACTTAGCATTTCCAAAAATGCAATTTATTTTTGCTAAAAATGTATCAAATTATGTTAATAACCAAGTTGCTGTTAATGGCAACGAGCCTATATATTCTGCTTCGTTTGATAGATTGGCCGGAACACAAGACTATGATTTACAAGCAGTTGTATCTTCATCGGCAGCAGCAAATGGCTGGAGCCTTGATAATAAGCGTATATTAATTCATAAAGTATATTACAAAACCGCTGGTGCATCTTGGAATTTCTATGGTTATTTCGGCGGTCTTAACGTAGTAGGAAATTTATCTACATACGGTCAATATTCTGATGATAGCACATTTGAAGTTATACCAGCTTGGCAAAATAAATTACAAGCAATGGCATATGAAGATGCAATAAAAACCCGTGTTAGCGATTGGTCATTCCAAATACGTAATAACGTTTTGCGTATATTCCCAACTCCAAACGAATCATCACCAGTAAAATTCTGGTTTGATTTTTCAATCCCAAGTAATTCTTGGGTGGAAACTCCAAGTTTATCCGGCTCTTCGACCGTTAATAGTGGAGTTAACGGCATAAACAATATGAATACATTGCCATTCCAAAATTTACCATATGATAAAATCAATAGTATAGGTAAACAATGGATTCGTCGCTTTGCTTTGGCATTAGCTAAAGAAATGTTGGGATATATTCGTAATAAGTTTGATAAAGTTCCAATTCCCGGCGATAGCGTAACATTAAATGGCGATAAATTAATTGCCGAAGCTAAAGAAGAGAAAGAAAAGCTTCGTGAAGAATTAAAGACACAGCTTGCTGATATGACTTATATTAAGATTAACGAAGAAAGCGCTAAATTAATGGATGATGTAAGCAAAACAAATTCATTTGTGCCAAACATTATATTTGTGGGTTAAAATAAATGGCAAGAAAGAAAAAAACAAAAGCTAGCATTGCAGAAAATATTGCAAAACAGCCAGAAGCCCCACCGCCACCACTCTTTTTGGGTGAAAAAGAACGTAATCTTGTTAAACAAATAAATGATGAAATCATAGAGCGCGTAATAGGTCAAACAATTACTTATTATCCCATGAGTCGTGAACATACTAACTATAATCTCTATGGTGAGGCAGTACAAAAAACATTTTTATCTCCAATAAAAGTTCAAGCATTGGTAGAATGGGAAGGAAGCAAAACTTCTACACAAACTTTTGGCATAGACCGTGTTACTTCTATTACAGTTAAGTTTCATCGTAGACGTTTAGTAGAAGATCAAGAGTTATATGTTCGTGAAGGCGATTTTGTTCTATATGGCGATGTGTTTTATGAAATTGTAACGATTGCAGAAACCAAAAATTTGTTTGGTCAAGTAGATAATAAATTTGAAATTATTGCAAAATGCATAAAAGCACGCGAAAGTGTATTTAATGCCAAATAAAACAAACATTTATAGCATTTTCAAAAAAAGAACTACTATTTATATTAAGTTATTGGCTACAGTTATGTAGGCTCCCAAAGGAGAAATTAGAATGTCAGTTACCAAGTTTAGATTCGTATCACCCGGTGTTCAAGTTGCTGAAATAGACAACTCACAAATTCCAAGATTGCCAGAGGCAATTGGTCCTGTAGTTATCGGTCGTTCATTGCGCGGTCCAATGATGCGTCCTGTTAAAGTTGATTCTTTCTCCGATTTCGTAGATGTTTTCGGTGAGCCAAAACCCGGAAATGCTTCTGGTGATATCTGGAGAAGCGGCGCTCCTACTGCACCAACTTATGGTGCATACGCTGCACAAGCATACTTGAAAAACTCTTCACCATTGACTTTCGTTCGTTTGGGCGGTTATCAACAAAATTCCGACGCAGGTGTAGCTGGGTGGAGTTATGGTACAGCATACGGTTTGTTCGTTGTAAAAACAAGCGGTAGCACAACAGTAGCTGATGCACAAGCTCCTTTAGCAGCAATCATTTATTCTACCGGTAGCGTTGGTTTGACAGGTAAGGAATTAAGCGGTTCAACTGTTATAGAAAACGTAACTGGCACATTAGTACAAGTAGACGCAGCAGATTTACAATTAAGATTAGTATTAGGTTCTACAACTGCTAGCGTAAACTTCAACCCAGACTCTTCAAAATATATTCGCAAGGTTTTAAATACAAATCCTGCAAGAGCTAATGCAGATTTAGCAACTTCTGGTACATTAACCTATTTCTTAGGCGAAACTTATAATTCTTGGGTAGAAAGCAAATTAGGCGAAATAAATGGAAACGACTATGCAGCATTTGTTGTTCCATTAGACGCAGATTATTCTAATTTTGAAAGACAAGCTCAATATGCAGAATCAGGTTGGGTAGTATCACAACACTTAGGCGATTCTGGTTCATTCACCCCAGTAAACGGCGTATATCCAGTAACCAACTTGTTTAAGGCTGTTTCTTTAACAGAAGGCGAATGGTTCAGCAAGAATTTGAAAGTAACCATTGAAGATATCAAAGAACCAACTAATAAGTATACAAGCTATGGAACATTCACTCTTTCTATCAGAAAGATGGAAGATAATGACAATGCTCCAATATATGTTGAAAGATTCTCTGGTTTGACTTTGGATCCAAGTTCTGAAAATTATATTGCTAGAAGAATCGGTGATAAATATAGCTCTTGGAGCTATGAAAAGCAAGCATATTTAGAATATGGCAATTATGATAACAACTCTAAGTTCATCAGAGTAGTAATGAACCCAGATGTTGACACGAGCCTTGTTGAAGCATCTTTATTGCCATATGGCTTCTACGGTCCAAACGTATTAGCAGTATCCGGTACAGCAAATGGCGATAATATGGGTTCCCAATTATCAACAATTGCACTAAGCGGTAATACAGCATTTGCATTAACAGCTTCAATGCCAGAATTGCCAATGTTATTAAATTCTACATCAAGCGTTTCTCCATCACTCTCATCAGTAACTTGGGGCTTGGATACTGTAGTAGCAAATAGCAAGAGATACAACGAAGATTTAGTTGATTTAGTAAGAGTGAAAGCGGTAGATTACGGTAATCCATCATTTATGTTTACTCTTGATGAATTAAGCGGTACAGCAACTGTTTCTGCTTGGGTTGAAGGTTCAAGAGTATCTGGCTCTTCATTAACAACTGGCGGTAGATTATCTGGTTCAAGCGTATTGACCGTTCACAACAAGTTTACCTTGCCAATGTTGGGCGGCTTTGATGGCTTAAATGTTCTTGAAAAAGATCCATTCAACTATCGCGTATTAGAAGGAAAGAGCGCAGATACCAGCTATGCCTATAACAGCATCAAAGTAGCTATCGATAGCTTAAGCGATCCAGAAGTAGTAGAAATGAATCTTGCAACTATTCCCGGTGTTGCTAACGAAGCCTTAACAAACCTATTAATTGAAAAGTGTGAAATGCGTGGTGATGCATTGGCAATCGTAGATTTGGATGGCGATTATGAACCAGACGCAGCTTCTAGAAATACTCAAGCTGGTCGTCCAAGTGTTGATACAGTTGTAACCAATATGAAAGACCGCGCATTAAACACAAGCTATGGTTGTGCATATTTCCCATGGGTATTAGCAAAAGATAGCATCAACAATGCACAAGTTTGGTTGCCTCCATCTATTGCTGCTCTTGGTACTTTCTCAAGCGCACAACGTACCACAGAATTATGGTTTGCACCAGCAGGCTTTAATCGTGGCGGTTTGTCAAACGGTTCAGCAGGTTTACCAATCGTTCAAACAGCATTACGCTTAAATTCTAAAGACCGTGATGCTCTTTACGAATCAAACATCAATCCAATTGCAACCTTCCCATCAGAAGGTATCGTAATCTTTGGTCAAAAGACCTTACAAGTAACACCAAGTGCTCTAGACCGTGTTAACGTTCGTCGCTTGATGATTTACTTGAAGAAAGAAATTAGTCGCTTTGCTTCAATTGTATTATTTGATCCAAACGTTCAAGTTACTTGGAAGCGTTTCACAAATCAAGCAGAACCATTCCTAGCAAGCGTTAAGTCAAGATTTGGTTTATCTGAATATCGTTTAATTCTTGACGAAACAACAACAACTGCTGACTTGGTAGATCGTAACATAGTATATGCCAAGATTTTGTTGAAGCCAACCCGTGCAATCGAATTCATCGCTCTTGATTTCGTTATCACAAATACTGGCGCAAGTTTCAACGACTAGACTATATATTATAGAAACACTTTTAGGAGAATAAAAAAATGGCATTTTGGAGCAACGCAGGACCAGAACCAAAAAGACAATATAGATGGTATATCCAATTCGGTTCACAAACAGCCGGTTTAGATAATTTAAGATATGCATTAAAAAAGGTTGATAAGCCAAAAGCTAAAGTTAACACTGTTCAACATAAATATCTTAATCATTTTTTCAATTATCCCGGTCGTCTTGAATGGGAAGATATCAACTTAACTTTTGCCTCCATAACAGACCCAGATGCTACTAAAGTTTTAAATGATGTTTTGTTAAATTCTGGATATCAGATTCCAACTCAAGGAAATATTGCTGAACCACCATTAAAAACAATATCAAAAACTGGTGCAGTTAAGGCAATAGGTAACAGTGTGAAAATAGCGCAAATTAATCCATCTGGTGCCGAAATTGAAGTATGGGAATTATATAATCCATTTTTTATAAATGTGCAATTTGGCGGTTTAGATTATAGTAGCGAAGAAATCGTAGAAATCCAATGCACAATGAAATACGATTGGGCCACATTGGGCACTAGCGACATAGCAAATGATTTAAGTGGTCCACAAGGTACTAATATATAGTAAGTGATATATGGCGTTTTGGTCAGACATAACTAACACACCCGAACCATTACGCCAATATCGCTGGTATATATTATTTGCTAGTGATCAAAAAACAGGCAATTTAAATAATTCAAGATTTGCTCTGATGGAGGCTTCCAAACCAGAAATGGAAGTTACTATGTCAGAGCATTTATTATTAAATCACACTTTTAAATATCCATTAATAGTCAAATGGAAGCCAATTACAGTTAAATTTGTTTCCGCTAGAGGCGATAAATCAGCCGATGACGTTTCTAAAACTTTTGACACAATAATAAACTATTCAGGTTATAGAACTCCTGATCAATCACAAGAAAATCATATCAATAAAAATGATATGGTATCTTCTATTTCTCCAACAATTTATATTATACAAGTTGATGAAACAGGCAAAGAAATAGAGCAGTGGAGTCTTAATAATCCTTTAATAACTAATATAAATTATGGTACACTTAATTATTCAAGTGAAGATATGGTGCAAATAACTGTAACAATTAATTATGATTACGCTACATTAACAACAACTGATGCAAGCAGTGAGACTACGCAGTAGTTATGAAAAGAAAGCTAGGTAAAAAATGCGAAACAATGAAGATCGTTTGGGAACAAATCAAATTCGTCAAGATGCCACGCCGTTTCAACAAATAACTAATCAACCACAATCCTCTGCAACCCCTCTGCAAGCCACGCCATTAGATTTTATGGTGCCAACTGAATATGTACCGCTACCATCAAGAGGGTTGCTATATCCCCATCATCACCCTTTATACGGCAAGGATAGCATTGAGATAAAACAGATGACTGCTAAAGAAGAAGATATCCTTACTTCTAGGAATCTTCTTAAAAAAGGTGTTGCGCTAGATAAGCTAATTCAATCTTTGGTCGTTGACAAAAATATCAATACAGACACTTTGACCATCGAAGATAGAAACGCAATTATTGTTGCAGCGCGTATATCTGCCTATGGCTCAGAATATGTAACACAAGTTACCTGCCCTTCTTGTGAACAAAAAGTTAAATCCACTTTTGATTTACACGAAAAACTAGAATCTTTAGAAGAGCAAGAGCAACCATCAACATTGAATGAAAATGGTCTTTTTACGGTTACTCTTCCAGTAAGTAAATATTCAGTTGTTTGTCGTGCATTGAATGGCATGGATGAAAAAGAATTAATGCGCCTATCAGAAGCTAAAAAGAAGGGAACTGCTGGCGATTCCACTTTATTAGATCAATTGCGCTGTACGGTTGTATCTATACAAGGAGTGGAAGATAAAGAAACAATCATAAGAGTATTATCTGCGTTACCTGCCGCTGATTCAAGATATCTTCGTAAGCAATATCAAGCTACTGTTAAAGGGGTAGATTTAAACAAAACTTTCGTTTGTTCCTCATGCTCACACGAAGCAGAAATGGTGGTGCCGCTGACGGCAGACTTTTTTTGGGTTAAGTAACGAATATCAAGAAAATATATATGAACAATTCTTTTATTTGAAATACTATGGCGGTTTCAGTCTTTTTGAAAGCTATAATTTACCAATAGGCTTGAGACAATGGTTTGTTAAAAAACTTATAGATCAATTAAAAGAAGAAAATGATGCAATAAAGAAAGCTAATCGTAAATAATGTTGAGCAGATAGAGATATCTGCTCAATTTTTATTTTTGCATCTAATTAACTTGTGAAGTTTGTATATTGGTAAACTATTATGGCTGAAAAAATAAATGACAAACAATTAGAAGAAATCAAAAAAGGACTAGAAGCATCTGGAATTGCTTCTGCTGAAATTGATAAATTATTAAAAAGCATAAATAGTTCTTCTAAAGAAGTTGCAGCTGCTTTAATAGAATCTTTTTCTGCGTTAGAAAAAAATAAAAAATTATATCAAGATACTCTTCAATTAAGCGTTGATCAAGAGAGAGTTAATACAAGATTAAACAAAGAAACAGCACAATATAATGCTGAGCGTCAAGAATATTTAGAAAAAAGTAAAAAACTTCTTGAGGAAGAAGAACAAGTAAAAAAACGTGTATTAATCTTAGAGCAAAAATTAAAAGATACTTCTCAACAACTAACAGAAGAAGAAAAAAAACAATTAGAATTAGATAAAAAAAGATTATCGGGAATACCAATAGAGTTAGAGCAACTAAAATCTAAAAGAGATTCTCTTGAAAAAAATAAACAGTTATTAGAAGGAGAACTAGCTCTTAATAATAAAATTCAAACAAGCTTTGAGCAACAGCTAGGTAGTTTAACAGGCACTAGCAGTATAATGAATAATATTCAAGCCAAAGGTAGCATTTCTGGTGCTATTTTTGCGCAGTTTGCAGAAAATGCCGGTAAGTTATTGACTACAGTAAACGCAGGAAACGCCGAATTTGCTAGAACAACAGGACAAATAGCAGAACGTAGTATTAATTTTGGTTATGGCTTATCGCAATTTGGCATTGGTTTTCAAGAGTTAAATAAATCAGCAGCACAATTATATGTAACAATGTCAGATTTTTCAAATCTAAATAAATCAACACAAAAAGATTTAGCAGAGTCTGCTGCTAGAATGGAATTGTTAGGCGTCAATACAGCAACCACTGGTAAAATATTAAATGATTTAACTAAAGGCATGCGTATGACTGCGCAAGAAGCCAGTCGGACAAATGAATATATCGCCAAAGTAGCAATTGGTATTGGAGTTGCACCAAGTAAAATGGCAGCAGATTTTGCTGCTGCTATGCCAAAACTTCAGGCTTATGGCAAGCAAGGTGTTGAAGTATTTGCACAATTACAAAAACAAGCTAAAAGCCTTGGTATGGAAATGAATACCCTAATGGGTATCGTTGGAGATACATTTGATACATTTGAAGGTGGTGCCCGTGCAGCTGGAAAGTTAAATGCAATATTGGGTGGCGATTATTTGAATTCCGTTGAAATGTTGAACGCAACAGAAAGTGAACGTGTAGAGTTGTTGAAACGTTCATTTGACATGAGCGGAAAAAACTTTGATTCCCTAGATAAATATGAAAAGAAAGCTATTGCTGCTTCATTAGGTATAAGTGATTTAAATGAAGCAAGCAAGCTTTTGGGTACTTCTACAGCTGATATGACGGAAGATATGCAAAAGCAAGCAGCAACTCAAGAAAAACTCGCTGAAGTTCAAAGAGAAGCTGTTGAAGTTACTAAAAAAGTAGAACAAATCTTCAATGCTTTATTAATTGCTATAAGACCAATTGTTTCCATTATAGAAACATTAATTAATGTCTTTACTATCGTTAATGATTTCTTTCTTGGAGCACCTGCTATCATAGCGGCAGTTATAGCTGGGTTTATATTTTTCGGCGTAACAGTGGCGTCTTTGGCGGCACCATTAATTACAGCAGCCACTAGTCTAGGAACATTTTTAGGTGAAGCAGCAGCAGCACCAGCAGCAGCAGCGCCTTTTGCAGCTTCAATAGGCACTATGGCAGCAGCGGTTGCATCTGCTATAACAGTCGTTGGTGCTGCCGCAGCAGAACCAGTAGCCGCTCTTGGATTACTTATATTAGCAGCCGTATTTACTTCTATGGCCCTTGCAATAGCCTCTATAGGCGTTGCGGCAGCTGGAATAGGGCTTGGTATCATGCTTGCTGCTACAGGCGTAGCAAAGCTCGTAGAATCGTTTAAAGGCTTAGGAGATGCCGCAATACCTGCTGCCTTGGGTATGGTTGCTTTCACTATAGCATTAAGTTATTTAATGATCACTTTAGTTGGTTTAGCACCTGCTAGCGCTATTGCTTCTTATGGTTTGTTGGCAATTGGAGGCGCTGTTTTATTATTTGGTGGTGCTATAGCAGTTGCCGCTTATGGAATGTCATTATTTGTTGATTCGATGGCAAAACTAATAGATTCTTTAGTTAAACTAGGTTCATTCCCAGCAGCTGGTTTTTCGGCGGTCACATCGGCAATAGCAGATATAACAAAAGAGTTGAAAGAAGTACCGGAAGGAAAAACAATAACTCTTAATGCTTTAAATCAAACTCTTACAACAGCTAGAGCAATAACAGAAGAAGAAATTAAGCCAAGCAAAGATTTTGTTAAGGCAGTTAAAGATTATTATGTAGCACAAAAAGATTCTAAAGAAAGCGATAAAGATCCATTAATTAATGCATTAAAAGAATTAAAAGCTATGTTTGCCCCTAAACAACAGTCTAATGAGCCAATAACTGTTAAATTAGTATTAAATGATGGCCAAACATTAGATGGAAAATTATTTGGTTTACAAAAAGCTGGTAATTTAATTGGTGGCGGATAGGAAATAAATTATGGAATACCTTGGTTACGATAATCTTACAAAAGATTCGTACAATAAAATAAATATGTATTCATTTAGCATGAATATGAATTTTTCATTTCCTGCATTTGTTACTGACTTTAATGACTCTTTTAAATCTAATTGGACAACACAAGAAATATATGGAAAAATGGATCCTGTTAGCACTTTTAAAAATACATCAAGATCTATATCAATATCATTTGATATACCAAGTGCAGATCTAACAATGGCAATTAATAATATGACTTCTATTGATGCCTTGATTAAGGGTCTATATCCAATATATAATGATAGTGGTTTTCAAGGCATAGCAACTATAGCAGCACCGCCATTATTTAAAATAAAATTTGCTAATTATATCTGTAATGCAGCTACAGGTTTGCCGCTTTTAGGATATTTAAATGGTTTCGATTTTAAACCAGATATGAATTCTGGGCATTTTGTGAATGAAGGAATAATATATCCTAAATTGCTCAAAGCTTCTTTTACTTTTAATGTATTACATGAACATCCGCTTGGTTCTAAAATGCAAGGCGGAAAACCAATTCCAAGAATTACATTAAATAATGGTTCTGCTACTTATGGCTTTGCGCATTTATTTGATAAAACTATTTCTAAACCTACACCATCAGCCACTCCTAGACCACCAGATGCTAGAGCAGCTGGAACTGAATTAGAATTATACACTGCTAGAATTTTACAATCAGGCATAGCTTTACCGGGAGGTAAAATAGGCCGAATATCACATATTTCTAAAAATCCTTTCACTGCTGCCGAATCTAATACAAAAGAAGTATATGTAAGTGAAGGCATGACAGATGGCAAACTAACTTTAAGAAATAAAGTAACTGGTGAAAAGGTAATTATACCATCAGCTAATGGTGGAAGCGCCGTTGTGCAATTTAACAATGCTGAATCGCCAATATCAGTATTATAAACTTTAAGGTAAATTTATATGGCCGATAGATATAAAGATAGAGATATATTAAAAAATAATAATGAAATATATAAAGAAGTTTTTAGAAATCGTAATGTAAAATTTATTCGTCAATTTGAAACACCAAATTTTAAATATCCTTCTAAAGATGATTTAAATAAATTTGATATTTCTACTTATATTTGGCAAACTGGTGATAGCTATTATAAATTAGCTTATCATTTTTATGGTGATTCTACTGCTTGGTGGGTTATAGCAAAATTTAACAATAAGCCTACCGAATCTCATGTTAAAATAGGTGATATAATATATATCCCTTTACCTCTACCAAAAGTATTAAATTATTTGTTAGGATAAAAAATGGCCACTGAAAGACCTGATACGTCAGCGACAATAAGCGATGATGCCACAGCTGCTAAACAAATTATATTTGGCGAACAAGCTGCATTAATGCTAAATGTTGATCTTATTTTAGACAAACTTATTGAAGTTGGCGGCAGAGACAGAAAGTTAGTCACGTATAGAAATTTTTCAACCATGCGCGGTCAAAGCGCAATCCCAGATTCAGATGACATATACAGTATAACAAGTTTAATAACAAAAAATCCTGCGATGAGTAGGTTTTTTTACAAAATCCCTCCAACTGTTTTATCTTTGCTGCAACCGTCTATAAAATTATATAAAACATTTTATGCCGCCCCATCTAAGCAAAGTGGAGAAACGGCACCTGCTAATTCTTTGCAGGGATATGATTGGAGAATCCCATTTGATGATATGTCTGTTGGGTTTAGCGGTTCAAAAGACTCACCAGATTACATAAATGACACTTTAGATAATGTTTTAAAAGGTAGCGGACGATTAAATGGCGTAGGAATTAAATCATTCTCTTATTCGTATAAAGGAACAAATCCAGCCGAAGTCAATACAAATATAGTAGCTAATTTAGAATTACATATTCAATCGCCTGATGATCTCTTAAGAACAATTAATATTAGACCAGACGATGTTAGATTTGCGCAACCTGCTAATACCATTCATGGATTACCTGAAGATTTAACTTTTGGATATTCTGATTTAGTTAATCAGTCTTCTAGATTTAAAAGTAATTTAACAACAGAAAGTAAAGAATTAGAACCAAATTTGCATTATTATAGAATTAAAGCTCTTGTTGGATATGCTATGCCACCGGAGCATTATTTTGAAAATTTAGGTATTACTGGAAATGATTTAAAAGAAATAAAAACAGCTATCAGTACAGCAAAAGTTATTTTATTATTAACTCCCTATTCTCATTCTATTGATTTTAGCGAAAATGGAAATATAGTTTTAAAAATTGAATATCATGCGTCAATCGATAGATTGTTAACTTCAAAAGAAGCAGATGTATTTAAAATATCAAATAATTATAAAGAATACATAGCTGTTAAAAAAGAATATCAAGTGCTTGTTGATACTAAAGAAAAAGATATTAAAAAACAAAAATGTAAAGATGGAAAGAATCCTAAAGAATTAACTAAAAAACAAAAAGATGAAACAGATGAAAGATATAAAGGAAAATTAGAAGAACTACAAAAAAAATATCAAGCTGCAACAAAAGATCTATATTCCGGTATTATACAGTCTATATTAAATATTAATGTAGAAAGTTCTTACACGGGTATTTTTAAAGTTCAACTAGACCCAAGCGCAATTGGAGTTACTGGAAATGATTATGGATCTTTTGGTTCTTTTTTTAACGTTGGCGGTGAAGCTTTAGAGGCAGCCGATTTTATCAGAATAGAGAATTTAAAAAATTCAAGAAAAGTTAATAGTATTTTACTGTTAAATGCCGAACAAAGAAAAAAAGAAAAAGAACAATTAGAAAAAGATTTAGGCACTAAATCAAAAACATTCGGCACAACGCCAGAAAAATCTAAAGAAGTTGCAGAAAACGCACAAAAAAGACAAACAAGCGATAATGAAGAAGCAAAAGTAGATAAAGATGGTTTTGTAAATGTTAAGTTTGTTTTTCTTGGTGATGTATTGGACGCGGCGTTAGAATGTATAAGACTTTTGCGACCATTAAATGATATTCCTAAAATTATTTTAGGAAATATAAATTTAGAAATACCAGTGGATTATATAGGTTCTGGCGGATCAACAGAGGCATTAACAAAAAACATAACGATTAATCTTGCTGATGTGCCTATCGCATTTGAAAATTTATATTCTTTTTTAATTGATAAAATTATTCGCCAAGGTAAAAGTACATATCCTGTATTAAATTTTTTAAAAGATATTATATCACAATTAGTAATATCTTCTGTTTCACCAAAGCACTTTGGTCAAAGTACTAAGATTAATAGTACTTTAAGAATATCTACTATACACTTAGCTGCTCCATTAGATAGCAACAAAAAAGATCCAATATTAAATATTGATAGTTCTATTTTTTCGTCTTTATCTAAAGACGAAAATTCAAAAATGCCAATAAAAAATATATCTGATCTTGATAAAAAAAACTTGCTTTCTAAAATAAATATTGATTATGAATCACCATTATCGCATGATGTTGCAAGTTATCTTTTTGTTTATTGCTCTAGTCAATTTAATGGTAAAAAAATTGGAGATGAGAAAACAGACAATAACGAAGGCATTTTTCATTTTAGAATAGGCACTGACAGTGGAATCGTTAAAAAAATAACATTTTCTAAAGTAGATTCTCCTTTTTATAGAGAAGCTGTTGCTGCGCAAGAAGGCAAAGATAATGTTTCATTAATTAAACAAGTGTATGATGCAAAAATAGAAATGTTTGGAAATAATATATATAGACCCGGTGATATTATCTATATTGAGCCATATGCCTCTTTTATTGAACATAAAAGAACTTTTTATTTAAAAGATAATAAACAAGAAGTTCGAACTGTTGATTTACAAGATAATGTAGGAATAGGTGGTTATTATTTAGTTGTTGATGTTGAAACAAATATCAATGAAAATGTATTTAATACAACTTTGAATTCTGTATTTAAAGCACATAAGTATCGTGATCGTATAGACGATGATAATAATAATGCTTGCGGATAAAAATATGAATATAACTTCAAAACCATTTGGTAATAACAGAGTACCTTCAACTGGTGTTTTATTTGAAGATAGAAAAGTTTATTACGAATATTTTATTAAAAACGTACAGACACTAGAAGATTATGGTAATGCAATTCCATTCGCAGATTTATTTTTAGATAATTCTATGTATGGTTTGATAGACTTTGATGCTAATTTAGTAGAATTAAAAAATCCAAAAGCAGATCTAGTATCAGTTACTGGTTTTAATGGTAAACAATTTAAATTATTAAACTTTGTTGCTGATGCATATTTAGCTATGAAAAGCTACATGGAAAAAGCTTTATTAATTGGCAAAGTAGAAGCCAACAATCCAATGACTACTTTACAAATACATAGAGCATATATAGATTTAGATATTTATTCAGCGGTTACAAAAGATAATTTAATAAAAGATTTTAAAAATACATCTTTAAAAGATTATGAATTAAATTCTAAAATCACAAATCATAAAACTTTCGTGAATGAGTTTAATAATTATCTATTTACAATAATAAAAGAATCTTATATAACCCGTGGCGCTACAATATTATCAAGTAACTTTCTAGGATTCGCTAGCGGATTGATTTTTGATATTGCTAACGTAGAAACCGATGATGATCTAAAAAAATATGATCAATTTTTAAATACAAAACAATTTATAATATTTGCAGAAGCTTGTTTGAGATTTGGATTCAGAATCGACGTTAATGTTCCTTGGAGATTGATAGCAGATATCAATTCTCCAGCCATGGCACCTTATTTAAAAAAATATGATATTATTAATTCTAAAAAATTATTTGATAAATATTACCAAAAACTTTATAGTAAAGAATTAGATGAATTAAAGAATGTTTATTATGAATTTTATGAAAAATATTTAGAAAACAATGAATATTATCAAAAATCTTATAAACTATTATGTGAAAAAAATTCTCAACATAATACAGTGTTTAAAAGAGATAAACCGTCTAAATCAATGTTTTTTAAAGATTTCACGGATGAATATTGGATAAGATTATATACTTTTTTTAAAAATTATGAATTTAAAAGGAACTTGACACAAGACGAATTTGATAATATAGTAAGAGAATCAATACAGTACGTTAGAATAAATAAAAATGATAAAGCTTTAAAATATATTAATAAATATTTTAAAAATTATAATAATATTTTGTTCTATAAATCTAAAAATATTATTCACGAAGAGCAGTTAGACGATGCAACAAATTATACAGTGAGAAGCATAAAATTCTAGAGGTTAATTTGTTATTTCAAACACTTGACGATAAAAAAGATTGTGTCGCAGTATACAGTGATAAAAATTTAATATTTAATACTCCCCTCAATAACTCCATGAATAAAACGTGGAGTTATTCTGCCTTTTTAAAGAACATGGATGTTCAATATGCGTCTATTTATGCGAATGGTAAGTCGCTAGATGATTGCTGCCCAGAGCATTTAAAAGAAGAATGGAATGATGTTAATAATAAATTAAAGTCATTTATCAATTCATTTATTGAAGCTAAAATTTCTCTTAAGGAAAATTGCTTCTATGATTTAACGCCAAAGAAATTTTTAATTGATTATTGTGAATTAAAAAATAAAATTTGTGAAGATATCTTTAAAAATAATACTAAGCCAAAGCAATACGATTTCTTTAAAAGATTCACGGAGCTTATCCACGACATTAAATATCGTGAGTTAAATATTGATGTCGATAATATACAAAATATTCTTTATAAAAAAGAAGCAATGAATTTTTATCGTAAAATCGTAAATGGAAATAATAACATAAATTATAATATGTTTGGAAGTATCACTGGCAGATTGACCGTTAAAAAAGATAGCTTTCCTATTTTAACATTTCCAAAACAATATCGAAGCATTTTGAAGCCTAAGAACGATTGGTTTGTTTGCTTCGACATGAACGCAGCGGAATTAAGAACAGCCTTAGCTCTTATGGGTAAAGAACAGCCAGAAGGCGATTTACATTTATGGTGTTCAGAAAACTTGTTTAACAAGGAGCTAACAAGAACGCAGGCTAAGGAGGTAGCAACTTCTTGGTTGTACAACTCTAATTCTCCATTAGCGCAGAAGTATGATTCTGTTCTTGGAAAATATTATGATAAGAATGGCTTGAAAAATAAATATTGGGTTGACGGCTACGTTAATACGCCGTATGATAGAAAGATAGAATCAGACGAACATCATGCTATATCCTATTTAAATCAATCAACTTTTATTGATTTATTTCATCGTCAAATAATTAAAGTAGATGATTATTTACAAAACAAAAAGTCATTTGTATCTTTCATGATACATGATGAATTTGTATTGGATATGAGCGATGATGAGAAAGACGAAATATTAAATATAATTAATATTTTGCAAGATACATCATATGGAAAATTTACTGTTAATATAAAAGCAGGTAAAAACTTTGGTGAAATGAAGAAACTAAATCTAAAGGCATAATATGTTAACAGTTATTTGTTTAGGACCAAAAGCGTGCGATCTTGGAGAAGTCTTTGAAAACTCCAAAGAATATAATATTAAATTAATAGATAAAGATATTGAAGGGGATAACTGTTTTAGTTTAAAACGTCAAAAAACTCCTGAAGAATATGAAAGCAAAACCCCAGACATGTCAGAATTTTTCTCTGATATTTCAGAAGAAGTATTATTTGTAACTAGCGGCGATGCAGAAGTTCTTTCAAGTGCTTTAAGAATTCTTCAACAGATAAAAGATAAAAAAATATCAATTGTATACATAAGACCAACGGTTGATTTTTTGACTTCTAAAGGCCAGTTGCAAGATAAATTAGCTTTTAATGTCTTTCAACAATATGCTAGATCTGGTGTATTTGAAAAGATATTTTTGTTCGATGATAATTCTATAGAAACTTTAATGTCTGATACTTCTATAAATGAATTTGATAACAAATATTATAATCTAATATTTAATTCGCTGACAAACTACATTAAATTAGATGTTATAGACGCATTAATAGATAATTCGTATCAGCCTAATGATATTAGTAGAATAATAAGCTTTGGCTATTACGATATTAATTCTGATATTGAGAATATGTTTTATCCAATAAAACATTCAGATAATAAAATATACAATTTCTATATCAACGAAGAAACATTAGAAAACGATAAAACATTACATAAAAAAATAAAAGAAAAAATCAAAAATAAAAATGTTGACAATACAAAATGTTCTTATACTATAAGAGGCACTAAGGCTGAACAAAGCTTTTGTTATGTTGTAGCATATAGTAAATTTATTCAACAATAGAGGATATATGAAAACCTATAAAGCGCTTTATAGAAAAAAGAATGGACAATTCCGTAGCATGCAATTTGCAAAGCTAAAGGATCTACCTAGTCAATTTGTCCCAGAAAAGATTCGGAAGTCAAAGAACACTAGACTTGTAGAAGGAATGGAAGTAGTATGGGATTTAGAAGCACAGGATTTCCGTATCTTTAATTGGAATACGGTGGTAGGCGAAGTAAAGAAGAAAGAAGAAATGTTTGTGTTGTAACTCTGATACAAACCGTGTTAGAGTCTAACCATCAGCCGGGAGATTTACCGCGCTGACATATAAAGGAGAAGTAAAATGGGTATTGATCTAAAGAAGATGAAGGCAAAGCTTAACGCACTAAACAACAAGGGTGGAAACAAGACAAATTTTTGGAGTCCAAAGGAAGGACAATCATATTCTATCCGTATCGTTCCAACACCAGACGGTGATCCATTCAAGGAATCATGGTTCCATTATGAGCTAGGGACAACAGGCGGATTCCTATGTCCAAAGAAGAACTACGGGGATTCATGCCCAGCATGTGATTTTGCAAGCAAGCTCTATAAGGAAAAGAACGAAGAGAGTGCAAAGATGGCTAAGAAGCTTTTGCCACGCCAGCGTTTCTTCTCACCAGTATTGGTTCGTGGTGAAGAAAAGGAAGGATTGAAGATTTGGGGCTATGGTAAGCTTGTCTATCAAGATCTTATCAATCTCGTTCTAAATCCAGATTACGGCGATATCACAGATCCAGAAGCTGGTACTGATTTGACTATTGCAGCCAGCAAGGCTCCGGGTCAATCTTTCCCAACAACAAAGGTAACTCCTGCTCGTAAGACCAGCAAGCTTTGCCAAGGTACAGATGTAGAGTGCAAGGAACTTCTGGAGACTCTTCCAGATTTCGAAACTCTTCATCAACGCAAGACTTCTGAAGAAGTTGGCACAATTCTTGATGCATATCTTGCCGGTGCAGATACAGACGAAGAAGCAGAGGCAGTTTCTTCAGAAACAAGAAAGTTTGCAGCTGCTGTACCAATGAAGTCTAAAAGTGCAGTAGATGCTGCTTTTGAAGAACTTACTGGCAACTAAACAAAACGGCTGATCTGAGTTACACTGAAGGCACAGGAGAAATTCTGTGCCTTCTTTTCTATCTGGAGATAACATGGCAATGGCTAAAAAAACTGAAAAAAACGAAGCGGGAAAAGTTTCTATTAATGATTTGCGTACTCTCTTAAATAAAAAGAGTGGTAGAGAAGTTGCTTATGATTTAGCAGAAGAAAATCCAACAGATGTTACCGATTGGATTCCAACTGGAAGTCGCTGGTTAGATTCTATTGTTTGCCGTGGAAAATTAGCAGGTATTCCTGTAGGTAAGTTAACAGAACTTGCTGGTCTGGAAGGCTCTGGTAAGTCATACATGGCAGCACAAGTAGCTGCAAATGCGCAAAAGATGGGAATCGATGTGGTATATTTTGATTCCGAATCCGCCATTGATTCAGAATTCCTTGTGAAAGCGGGG